GCTAAGATATGATCCTTTGCCTGGTTTGTATTTGCTTTTAATATCGTCTAATTTTGATGGAGTTGGTTTCATTCCTTTAAGTCCATTAGTATTCCACTTAACATTAGGTGTACCTGTTGTTGAATAAGTGTTGTGTAATGAAGCTGGTGGGGTTGGGTCAACACCAAATGTAGCTGGTTTATTGCCTCTAAGGCTTAAAACCATGTTTTTTAGATTTGATAAAATTCCTTTTGTTGCCATTGTATTATTGTTTTATATAAATATTTAATTATTATGCCATTTGATAACCTGTGTATATATTTTGTGCTGTGCCTGTTTCTTGTTGTTTACCTACCGCGGTGCCTATTGCCTTACCATCTATATTAATAGTTGAATTTATTGGTCTATTTGCTAGTGATGCTACGGCGGTTCTAACTTCATTAATTGCGTTAATCATTGGTGTTAAATCCATACCACCCATCATGCTATTAGCTTTTGGTGAATTTAATGGTATAATTGCTTCAGGACCTGCTTCACCTATAGTTGCATTGGTTATAGGACTTGTTACAATACCACCATCAGCAAATTTAGGAGCAGCACTCATTTGACTAGCTACAAGAGAAGCAATACCCCCAGCAATAGCTAATCCAGCTAATGCTGTAAAAGGATTAGCAATAGCCCAAGCAGTTGCTATACCTAATTGAACTGCTAATTCTTTTCCTTTAGATACAGCAATTATAGCTTGATAAGCTGCTATTCCTTTTTGTAAAGCATATATTGATCCAAAAGCAATGGCTATACCTGTTATGTAATCTAAACCTTTTGCTAAAAAAGATACAAATTGTCCTAAAGGACCTGCTACTAAATTACCTATAACATCTTGTAACTTTAACATAGCATCATTAAACTTTTCTTGTACTGATCTTTGATTGGTTACTTTATCTAACATTTGGTCAGCAGATAGATTATGTTCTTTCATATATTCTAACTGCTCTTTATTTAATTCAGCTGCTTTAGACCCATATGTAGTAATAGCTTCTTGTTTCATTAACATATCAGCTAATTCATCTCTACTCATACCAAAAGCTTCAGCTAATGATTTTTGAGCAATAACATTCATGCTTTCGAATTCAGCTAATGAACCTGCTTGACTAGCTATTTCTTTAGATAATTCTGCTTGTGATCCTGTTAAAGCTAAATAACGAGCTTGTTCTAAATTAAGTTGTTTACCTGTTAATAGTTGAGCTTTTAATTGGTTTTCAATTGATGATTCAAAATTAAGTAATGATTCACCTACTTTATCTACTTGTTCTAATGAAAGACCTAATGCTTTAACCTGTACTACAGCAGCTGCTAATGCTTTAGGGTTGTTTTGAAATTTAACTAATATACCTGCACTTAGTTTAAATATATCTTGTAAGATTTGCTTATCACTAAAGTGAACTTTATTAGCTTGTTGTGCAGCAAAAGAAGATGCACGAAGTTGTTTTACATAGTCTGTAGTACTTATTCCAGCTGCTGCTGAGAATGAAGCTAATCTACCTGCTTCTTGAGCTGATAGACCTATTATTTCTGTTAATTTAGAAAAAGTAGCTAATTCCTCTCCGCTGTATTGAACAGCAATACCTAATTGTTCAGATAAATCTGCTTGGGCCTTTGCTAATCTATCTGTAGTAATAAAACTATCATTAACTGCTCTAGAGTATGCTACAAAATTTTGTCTTAATTCATATGCTTGGTCTTTACTAATCCCTAATGATTTTCCTAATGCTGTTGCTTGTTGATCAGCTTTATTAATAGCAGAAATTAAAAAAGTAAATATAGCTTCGGGGGATGTAAGATTTTCAGCAAATCCTTTAGCTAATACACTAGCTCCTTTTAATCCTATTTTTAATCTATTTCCAAAATCTGTTGATTTTCCTCCAGCTATTTCAATATTAGAAGCCATTTCTTCCATTTCCTCAATAGCTTCATCTGCTCTAAGATAAGTTCCTATTCCTGGTATTTTAGATAATGATTTGGCAAGTCCTCCTAATATACCTGTAGAGCGTTCTATTCGTTTTCTTGTTTCTAAATTTTCTTTAAGAAGAGTTAATTCGTCATTATTAGCTTTTTTAATTCCAAGTGCATTTTTAAGAATACCAGATGTAGAATAAAGTATACTATTTTGTTTAGTATATTGTGTCTTTAATCGGTCAATTTCTTTTTCTTTTAGTTTAGCATTAATCTGATTTTCTTTAATTATAGTTTGGATTTGTTTAGCTAAACCAATATTTCCTTGTTTAAGTTGATTTTGTTTTAATAATTCTAAATCAGAATTTTTAATATCTAATTTTTGAACCTCTTTTGTAAGATCTTTTTCTTTTGTTCTAATAGCAACAACATTTCGTTGAGCGTTTTGTGCTTGATTAATTAATCCTGCTCTTTGTTTGCCATGAAGAGTTTCAAATTTAGCTTGGTCTTCTGTTGTTTTTTTAATTTGTTTTTGTAAATCTTTTGATTTAATTTGAAACTTTAAATATTTTTCAGAATTACCAAATATATCTTGAGATAAACGTTGTTGTTTTCTAACTTCATTTAAAAAGGATTGTTCTTCAGCACTAATTCCTTGTAACAACTTCTTACGTTGTGCTATAGAATCAAGTATTTTATTAGATAAATCGAGTAACTGTTCGCTATTATCTATATCTTGTTGTGATGTCGCCATAATTTAGTATTACATCATATAAATATAAAAAGCGCCTATTTTTTAGGCGCCTTTGATGTATATGTCGGTTGTTTTGGAGCTATGTCGGGACGCGGTAAATCTTTACTATTTGTATTTTTAAGCATATTTTGTTGCTTACTCATTTCTTCAGCCTGTTTTTCGTAATATTCTCTTAATGTTTCAAAAGTAAATCTACGTAGCCAAATAGGCATATTATATACAGTAGTCCAATCATAGCCGCCCTGTCCATTAAATACAATTTCATGTATTTGTTTAAATAAGTATAATCTATACTCCTGAGTCAGGCCAAAAAAAGTTAAGACCAATTGGAATGTCTATGCCCTCCCCAACATAATTTTCATCATTGGGTTTATACTTCATATCAATATCTGGTGATATTTGATTGTAGTATTGGCGTAGCGCTCTAGCATCAGGTGCTAATAAGTAAGTATCAATAAAATCACGAATATTCTTTTGATCACGATCACCATTAATTGAGGTGATGATATATTTCATTCTTGTAGTTAAATCTGTTGAAACATTTGGATTTACTTTTTGTAAACCTTTAATTTCAGCATCAATTTTCTGCTCATCACCGTGTGTTAATAATTTGAATGTTACTGTATTTTCTGATTTAGGTAATGTGAATGTAAATTCATTTACACCAGCTTTAAATAAAGATTCATCAACTGTTTTTTCATTTAATTGTGTTAAATCAACAATTGTTTCTGTACCATTATAATTAACGGCATAATCTTTACCATAGCCTAATACACGTGCTGCTACTAATATTGCATTTTTATCTCCAATTAACAAATCATTATAGTTGATTTGTGTGATAATAAGTGCTTGTAATAATTTATCAATTACAGTACCATTTTTTAAATAGTTAGCATTAGTAAGAATATCTTCTTCTTTTGCCGTCATGTATTTCATTTCAATTTCACCTTTAGCAAGTGGTGATTCTTTAGGATACAATAAACCTTTTGAAGGTAATGTAACTGTTTCGGTTGGAATTTTAAATTCAGCCATATAACGTTTGTATTTGTTGTATATATAAATATATGCAAAAAGAAAGCGTTAACCAAATAGGCTAACGCTTTTCTAATATTATTGTTGTATATCTTAGAAATTTAATACGCAATAATCCATAGCGATGGTTACTGTCAAGTTGATTGCAGCTTCATTAGCCCAATCGTACTCACCAAAAGTTGCTGTTTTTACATAAGCACCTTTTACAATCCACTCACCTACGATATCGCCTACTGGACCTAAAATATCTAATGTTAAGTCTTTTTTGTAGAAATCAGAATATCCATCACGACCTGTTACTGATTCGTGAGCCAAACGAGCCCATTCCATTACGGCTTGAGCACCAGATGGTGTTACGGGATCAAATAAGTTTAAAGTCATATCATTCCAACGTACTTTACCTTTTACTTTACGGTAAACGTTGATATGATCTAAGATAATTTCACCAGCTTCGAATCCTGGTGCTGTTGCACTCTTAATCAAGTATGCGGGAATCCCGTCTACATACATGATAAAACGATTCTGAACTTTTGGTTCAAAAGCGGTGAACATGATTTCGTTAGCGTCTAATACTGCCATTTTATGTTAAATTTTAATTGCTATTAATAAATATTGGAACCATACTCCCCTATGCAGGGAATGTAGCGCCTGTTGGTAATATGTTAAAGTTCAAGATGATAAATTCAGCAGTTTTTGTTGGCTGAACATATATTTGACCTACTAATTGGTTTCTGTCAATTACATCAGCTGTGTTGTTTGTATCATCCATTACAACTTTATAAGCATATAAACCTTGTCTTTGTACTACTGATTCCATGAAAGGATTAACTTGAGCTAAGAATCTATTTCTTGTAGCGTTTGTATTTTGTTCAAATACTAAATTGTTACTTACTGAACCAATATATGCTTTTAATGCAATCAATAAACGACGAACGTTTACTCTATCTAATGATGTAGCTCTACGTTGTAATGTCTTTTGACCAAATACTACAACACCTTCTCCAGGGAATGTAGCTAATGGGTTAACATTTGCAGCATATAATACATCACGATCTGCTTGAGA